AGTCACGAGGCCAATATGAAATCAGTGAATCAGACCTGGAAACACTTAAGGCAATCCGTAACGGAAAGATGCCAAAGAGAAGGATTAAGGCTCGTGAATTACGGATACCTGAAAAGCGTCTTAAGTACATTTTAGACCGGTATAAGATTAACAGCGAACATCCGAAAGTGCCGGAACTGGTAACATTAGTATTATCAAAACACCACACAACTAAAGGGATTAAACATATTTTAGGTTTATGAAATACCTACTCATCCTGATTCTCTTAGTTTCCTGCGCCACTAATAAGCCAAACGGATCAGTAGACGACCGTCTAAGGCAGAGGTATGCACCCGTAAAAAGTTTTAAACCATCAATAAAATGAAAAAAATACTTTGTTTTATTATCATTTTGCTTGGCATTTTGATTTTAAATCTCACCAAGATTCAAGTTTGGATTAATGTATCCGCTATTGTTATTGCAGCTGCATCATTATATATAATTTTCTTAGTATTTGTTATTGGAGATGAAGGTGATCCTTTTATATAGACCAGTAAAAAGTTTTAAACCTTCTTTGAAATATCCTTAGAAGTTATATCTTTGTAGCTATGAAAGCGGAGTCACGGACGCTATTAAAGAATTTTAAGCGCCTTTGTAGGCTGAGTACCCACCGTGACGGGGAAAGGTCTACAAGGGCATTTTTGTTTTATGGAATGGATTAGCGTAAAAGATAAATTGCCAGAAGCAGTTGGTGGTAGAATATTACCATTTGACTCCACTGCTGTTTTAGCTTATAGATCACATCCAGTTAGCTGTGTTGGTATTGAATACTACGAACATGACTCAAAACGTTGGTCAGATGATGATCAATATGAAGGAGAAATTACCCATTGGATGCCTTTACCTGAACCGCCTAAAAATGAAGGATAAGAAGTCATTCATTCTTTATTGCGATCAGAAAGGGGTTTGGGATAAGTTAGACGATACTCAGGCTGGTAAGTTAATTAAACACATAATTTCTTACGTAAATGATGAAAACCCTACCGCGCCTGACTTTATAACTGAATTAGCTTTTGAGCCTATTAAGCAGTCTTTAAAGCGTGATCTTAAGAAATGGGAGAATCAGTACGTTCAACGGGTTGAAGCAGGCCGTAAGAGTGCTGAAATACGTAAACGAAATTCAACGACCGTTGACGAGCGTTCAAATTCGTCTACTGTAAGTGTGAGTGTAAGTGATAATGTAAGTGTAAGTGTAAATGGTAGTGTAAGTGAGAGAGTGAAAGACCGCGCATGGTTTGATTCCCATTTTGATGAATTGTTTTTAGAAAGTCTGAAAATGAACCATAAAGGCAAAGACATTCCAACGGCTATTAATCAGGCTTGGACATACCTTGCGGCAGATGAACTCAGGTTAAGAAATTCAGACGGGGCAAACTGTAAACAACTCGTGGCCAAATGGCTATCAAATATGAAAATAGAATCGACTAAACCAGAAAGAAAGAAACTTTTATGAACGAATTTTTGAGACAGTGTTTTAGAGATTTAGAAGCCATTACAGGAATCAGGCAGCTATATTATTTCGAGACCGACCCGGATGGGGAAAGGAAGTTAGACGTCTGCATTAAAGGTATTCTAATAACCTGTGGCCAGTTCCCATATATCCCTGAAGAAGCCCAAAAAAAGATCATCCGTGAGCAAATGGTAAAAGATCAGGATTTCGATGCTTTAAATTCCCGTACGGTTTGGAAATGGTTGGATAAGGCTAAAGACGTATGGTGGGCTAAAAGTCAGGAACCAGTGGCAGAGGTCAAAGAATTAGAGCCTTTGAGCGAAGAAACCCAAAAGCTAATCAGGGAGTGGCAAATGGAAATGATTGGAAGCAAAACAGTGACCTTTAAAGAACGATTGAATCAGGAGATGGATAAGATTAAGGCAGAGGACAAAAGTCGATTTGAAGGCAAGGAAATGCCTAAATCAGACAGAAGCCGTAAAGCCTGGAATGTAGCTTTGGAGGACGCTGCCGGTAATCCTTTGGGAACAGTTGAAAACGTCTTTGCAGAAACTCAGGAAGCCGCAAATAGGATAGTAGAAGGAATGGTTAAAAGAGGTGAAATAAAACTATAAATGGCAACAGATACAAAACTATGGTCAATATTCTCACTTTACATAAGATTACGGGACAGCGATGAAAAAGGATATGGTAAATGTATCACGTGCGGGAAACCATGTTTCTATAAAGAAGCAGACTGCGGCCACGGGGTTGGCAGACAATACAAAGCGACTAAATTTGACGAACGTAATAATCATTTGCAGTGCCGCAGGTGTAATTATTACGGGGCAGGTGAGCAAGCCATCTACAAAGAAGAAGTCGAAAAAAGGTACGGTAAAGGAACCTGGGACGAACTTGTCCTCAAAAGTCGTCAGGTATGTAAAAGGGGTAAAGTGGAAATCGAAGTAATGACAGAGTACTACCGGAAAGAAGTAAAAAGATTAAAGGAGTTAAAACACATACTATGAAACTTAAACCAATACCATACCAATCATGGGAGGAAGGATACGGAGATGGCTTTGCCTACAGATCACAGATTACAGGAGAGGAATCAGACTTTTTACTTGCAGAACCAACTAACCCATATAAACTATGATACCAAAAGCTGAAGATGTATTAAGAGAAAAAGGAATTTTATTTACTGATTTTATCAGTTCATCACATCACGGGGCAGTTAGTGAAGCCATGAAAGAATACGGCAGGCGATTGCTTGACCATGTGGCGGAAGTGGCTGAAGTAAAATCAACCGGAAGTGGTTTTCTTCATGAGTATGTAGTCGACAAACAATCCATTTTAAAAATAAAAGACGAGTTATGAACAAACTGGAAGAAAGGCATAAGAAAATATCTGATTCAGAATACAGTGGCAGATTAGAACCAAAAGAATCCGATAAGGCTCACGCTGCTATCACTAAGGAATGGTCAATAGGGTTTTTAGACTGGGTTAAAGGAAACTACGAACCTGCTTATTCAGGGTGGTGGTCTTACAAAGACTTAACAATGTATTCATCTGACGAACTATTTGAAATGTACCTAAACACGCTAAAATGAAAGATTACTTTGATAAAGCATATTTTTTAGGCTTCATAAGCGGAGCAGTATTCGTTATTGTAATATTGACAGCGTTAATCTTAATAAACTTGTAAATATGGAAAAATCAACTATATTTGTAGTTATGGACAAGCGGATAGCATCCGAAATAGGCTCCCAAACCGAAACCAAGCGTTTTGGTATAGTACCCGATGGGAAGAAAACGGGGAACGAAAGCTTTCAAAAGGACGGGCAGGAGGTTAAGAGCCAGGCCCGTTCTTTGTTTAAAAGAAAATCAGGCTTTGCTATGGCCCGTTTGGTATGCCTTCTAATCCTTCTTAGTTCCTGTTCTTACAACCTATCTCCCACTACCGCCCAAAAGGAAAGACAGAAGTTTGAACGGTTTAAAATAGCCCCGAAAGAGGCTTTAATCTATTCAGGGACAGCCTTCTCGAGTTACGGGTTAGGTAAGCATTTTGGTAATCTTAAACTAAAAAATTAGTTTTGTGGTATGGCAAGACCTTTAATTTGGGAAGATGCAGAAGCCTTTAGTAAAGCTGTGGACGAATACTTCGATAATACAGAAGTACCAACATGGTCAGGATTAGCCCTTTATCTTGGATTTGAAAGCAGATCAAGCCTTCAGAACTACAAAGAACGTCCCGAGTTTTTGCACCCGATAAAAAGGGCACTCCTAAGACTTGAGGATTTATACGAGTTTAGACTTAACCAAGCAAGGAATCCAACAGGAGCCATATTTGCTTTAAAGAACTTTGGATGGAAGGATAAACAGGAAGTAGAACAATCAGGAGGCATAAAGATACAATTTGCAGACCCAGGAGATTACGTTTACCCTTCCCAGGATCAAAGTGATTCAGGAATCCCGGAAAGCCTTTGACCAAGGTTATAGAATCATAGTAAATCAGGGAGGGACAAGATCGGGTAAGACATTCAGCCTTACTCAATTACTCATTTACTTAGCTTTCAAGCAAAAATACTCTATTTCGGTTTGTTCTGTGGCCTTTCCTCATCTTCGCAAAGGAGCCATGAGGGACTGGCGCAAGATCATGGAGGATTTTAAACTCTACAATCCAAACAGCCACATGAAAACCGAACAGATGTACACCTATCCGACAGGATCTTACACCGAGTTCTTTTCGGTTGATAACGCTTTGAAGGTTCGAGGGCCAGGCAGGGATATACTTTTCATCAACGAGGCTAATATAATCGAGTACGATACCTTCAGGCAGTTACTTTTAAGGACAAAGAAGGCTATTTTTATTGACTATAACCCTGCGGATGAATTCCACTGGATATATGACAAGGTTTTAACCCGTCCGGATTGCTATTTTATCAAATCCACATACAAAGACAACCCATTTTTACCAAATGAACAGATCAAAGAGATTGAAAGCTATAAAGAAGCCGACCCTAACTTCTGGCGTATCTATGGCGAAGGTGAGCGGGGCCATTCTGAGGGTGTTGTTTACACCCATTGGGCTAATTATAGTGGTTCTGTTAGTGGTAACATCGTTTACGGTCTTGATTTTGGATACAATAATCCTACGAGTCTGGTCAAAGTTACCGACAAAGATAAAAACCTTTATGTGGAGGAAATAATCTACCAATCGCACCTGACTAATCAGGATTTAATATCCCTGTTAAAGTCACACTTGCCATCAGGAGCCACGATCTTCGCGGATGCGGCCGAACCTGCGCGGATTGAAGAAATACGCAAGGCTGGCTTTAGATGCGTTGCAGCGAATAAGAACGTAAAGGACGGGATAGACTTCATCAAATCCCGTAAACTGTTTGTTCACGCATCAAGCGCCAACATCCTGAAAGAAATAAAGTCCTACAAGTTTAAGGATAAGAACAAGATAGAAGAACCTTTGAAGTTAAACGATCACGCAATGGACGCAATGCGATACGGGGCTATTTCGTTTAAACAGGTCAGACAATCAATACCAGGAGTATCAATACCAAACATATCCAGACGATGATAAATATTAAAATTGACGGCAAACCACATGAACTACCAGAAAAATGGGAAGAAGTATCTTTTGGAACGTTTTTAAAACTCGTTAAAGCTGATCAGGACTATACGGCTATCCTTTCAGTACTTCTAAACTTAGAACCTGAAGCACTTAAAAAGGCTAAAATTCAAGGGCTTGATTTGATTATCAATCGGCTGTCATTCATGAGTAAACAGCCCGAAATAGATCCTCAACCAATTAAATTAGGCGTTTTCGAGTTCCCTAAAGACATAGCATTTGAAACAGTTGAACAGTTTGAGGACACCCGCAGGGAGATTGCTAACGTTCAGGATAAAGACCTCACCACACAAACGGAAGCCCTTGCCACCTATGCGGCTATTTACTGTCAGAATCCGTACGATAGTGAAAAGGCTCAATACTTGTCTAAATCGTTTTACTCTTTGCCATGTACGGAGGTCATGGCTGCCGGTTCTTTTTTTCAAGCCAAGTGCTTGAGTATGCAAAGCGGCTTATCGATGAACTACCTGCGCAAGAATATACAACTGAAGAAGAACAGGCCGGTTTTAAGCAACTTGGCGAAACGTTCGGTTTTTACGCCACTCTTGACGGGGTTGCGCGTTATGTGGGAAAGGATGACGAAGAAGTCTTAAAGTGGTCAGTCAATAAGTTTTACACGAAACTTAAGCTAATTGCTTGGAGGGCTTACTATCAAAAAGAGTATCAAAGAATTATGAATAATAAAAAGAATTAGTTATATCTTTGCCTAATCGTTTAAACGGTTATACAAATTTGAGCCATAAAGCAGTAAGAACGTTAATATCCGATACCTTAAAGTCGATTGACGATTCGGTTTTATTTGCTTATGCTCGTGCTTCTGACTTCAATTCAATAGGAATTAAGGACGATAAAAGGGTTCGATTAGACCCGCTCCGCCAGACTCTTGAATATTCAGAAGGCTCTTACAACCTCACTAAACAATACCAGGTCGCTATTATTTTTTACAAACTTGACGTACTCCAAGGGGCTGAGGAAGAAACGGCTGCAATATTAGACGAAATGGACAAATTGAGCGATAAATTTATTAATAAGCTCAACCTATTCGAGTTCAATGAGGACACTACCGATGAGATAAGCACACAGAATACCGAGATCAGCAGCATCAGGAAAGAACCGATTATAAAGGTAACCGTTGATTGCGTTACCGGGTGGGTAGTTAGTTTCAATTTCACAGTACCAGATACATTCGATTATTGTTCGTTGTATGAATAGCGAACTAATGACCATACTATCAAACGAGGCTAATTCATTTCTGAGTGAGGTTAAAAGGAATCTGGATAATACAGGAACCACAGCAACCGGAAAGAGTAAAGAGTCGCTTAGATACGAAATAACAGAAGAAGGTAACAAGGTAGTCTTAACAGTATTCGGTAAGCCTTATTTTGCGGTAGTCGAAACCGGACGTAAGCCTACGCCTGAAAAAAAGCCATCCCGCGAAATGATCGAGAACATTAAAGAATGGGTAGCGGCAAGGGGCAAACCTGAATCTATGGTATGGGCTATTGCTACCAAGATCAACAAGGAAGGGACGGAACTTTGGAAGAAAGGCGGAAGGACTGACATCTACACCGATTTAAAGGAAAGTTTTGCGGATCGGATATTTACCGAGGCAGTTGAAAATATAGCAAGCGAGTATTTCAGGAAAGCAACCGTAAGTTTTGAATAAATGGCATTAACAGTAATTCAAAGGCCACAGGGTCACGTACTCAGCACAACGGCAAACACGGCAACGGTTACAAGTTCTTCCGGTGCTTTATTTACCGATGTGGCTCACGGACTTAATCCAGGCGATTATATCTATGTCTATTCTGAGGTAAGTTCTTATAATGGTTATTGGTATGTATCAGATACAACAAACGACACGTTTAAAATAAAGGAATATAATACAGCTACCGCAGAATCATTCGTAGTTGTAACAACCGTTACATATTACACTTCAATAAATACTCATGGATGGTCATAATCAAAAGCTGCTGGCTTGCATTGTGTAAGCGTGTTGAGAAAACGTCTGTATACCAATTATAGACCTTTTCCCGGATGGTTGTAGACATAGCTTCCTCGCGGTCTTTGAACGGGTCATCTATAATCCCCAAATCTACCGGGGTGCCTGTAAGAGATCCACCAACGCCTACAGTTTTAACAAATCCTTGGTGCCCTATTATCTCAAATGTCTCTGAATTCCTTAAATATGCGTTTTTTGATGGGTTAATCGCGCTATTCTCGTTAAGTGTGGTTAGTGGAAACACTTCTGAATAAGGCTTATCATCTATAATCCTTTGAATATCCCTGTTAAATGTACTTGCAATGGTCGAAGAATAGCTACAAATGGCAATTTTACAGTTTGGGTTTGCTCCTAATTGATATGCCGGAAATCTTCTTGTAGCTAATTCGCTTTTCCCGTGTTGAGGTGGGACGAATATCATAAGTTTCTTAATCTCACCCCTTCCGAACTGTTGTAATTTGCCGCAAATTGAATCATGATGCCAGTTAAATTTGTAATCCGGCTTCGTGTAAAGTATAAAGTCCTTAAAACACCTTCTGGCTAACTCAGTCTCCAGAAGTTTCTCTTCTTCTTGAGTTAAGGAGTTCTCGTATGGTGGACTCTGAAAGCTTACCAGCATCTAATATTACTCTATTCTCAACTTCTCCTGAATGTTCTAAGGCTAATGTCTCTGATGGCTTACCAAAATAGTACTCAAAATACAATTTTAAGAAGTTAAAATCACCTTTCTTAACTCCTTTTTGTAGTGCTTCTAATGCCTCGCTTTCCATCGGAGTAAGTTTCTCAATCAACTTTAATTCCTCTGCTTTAGACTTCCTCCCTGACCCTATTCTTGCTCCACCTGCTGGCATGATAAAAAATGATTAATCAAAATTTTATACCGCAAAACTAATCTTTTAGTTTGAAATTAGCAAAGTGCTTGCCTATCCCATATCCTAAAAATGCACTGCCGGAATAAATCATTACCTCTTTAGGGGCAATTTTAAACCGTTCGAACTTCTTTTGTTCGCGTTGGGCGGTAGTGGGTGCCATGTTGTAAGAACAGGAACTTAAAAGGATTGCAAGGCAAAGTAGTTTCATAATTCTTTGGCTATGCCCATTAAAATAAGATAATTGACTGATCTTGGATGGGCTGTTTTTACTAACTGGCTCCATTGTTTTTCGCAACATATAGTTCTTCCGTTCTTAAAGAATATTGTATAGGTCATACTTTTCGGGACATTGAGAACCCTGATGTTTTAGGTTTGACAAATAGGGAATTAGATTCCGTATTAGCACTTTTTAACGGTATTATATTTCCATTTACATTACCAATCCAGCCTGAATTTGTAAGCATAATATCCCCGTTGTTTTGTAAAGAAAGGGCTTCGCTACCTGCTTGCCCTTTCTCCCCATCAGTACCTTTGGTTGAAGCTGTTTTTTGCGCATCAGCTTG